CACATTGTCTAGCGGAAACATTTTTGTTGGTAGCGCAATCAATGTTGCAACAGGTGTTGCGATGTCTGGCGATGCAACAATAGATGATGCTGGAGTGCTAACGCTTGCCAATGCCGCAGTTGCTTTAGCTAACTTGGCGGCTGGTATTGCTCCTGCTGGTGTCATTAAGTTCATGGGTCAATTAACCTCTGTAGGCGGTAATGCGACTGAAGCCTTTACCGTGACAGGTGCCGTTGCTGCTACTGATAGAGCGTTTATCCAAGTAGTGAATAATGGTACTGGTAACGTCACAGTGTTAGAAGCGGTTGTTACGGCTGATACACTAACGGTTACATTCAGTGCTGATCCACAGGCTGATACTGTTATCAACTATCAGTTAATTCGCGCTGCTTCCTAATAATCATGATGCGCCACGGATTGGTGCTGTTGATTATGCTTTGTCTGTCTGGGTGCTATGCTATCAAGGATAGCATCCATACGGAATTTTTGGCTGCGTGTTGTATTAAGCCATTTTACGGATATCATTATCAGACCTGCAAAAAAATCAAATTCATTGTGAATGATCGTGAATTTGAAATCCCCGCAAACTTTGAAACTGATCTAGCCAGTATTCCCAAAATTGCATGGCCTATTATGGCACCTGCACATTCCTCATTAATTCGAGCTGCGATTGTTCACGATTATTTTTATCGTAAAACATGTGAATTTACCCGATATGAAACTGATTTGATTTTCTATCATATATTAGTCAATGACGGCATATCTCGCGTGAGAGCATCGATTATGTTTTATGCGGTTCGTTGGTTTGGATGGCAATATTATCAGGAGGATAATTGTGCAAAAGAATTTAAAGGCATGGATCAAGAAATGCGAGAGATTCGTATCGCATCCTTATATGGACACAACTGGAAATATGACGATCGGATACGGGAGGAACCTGCATGATAAGGGCATCTCTCAAGAAGAAGCTGATTATCTCTTTGATAATGATTTTGATGACTGTCAACGAGAACTTTCGACCTGTTCGTGGTACACCGACCAGCCAGAAGGTGTGCAGGCAGCTTTAATGAATATGTGCTTTAACCTTGGGTTTCCACGTCTACTAGGATTTAAACGCATGATTGCTGCTTTAAAAGCTAATAATCGTACTTTAGCCTCCCAGGAAGCCTTAAACAGCAAATGGGCTACCCAAGTGGGTCAACGTGCCAAAGATGTTGCAGTGATGCTTAGGGAAGGAAAATGAGAATTTTATCATGGATGTCTTGTTACCTTTTTAATTCCCACCGATGGACAATATCCAGATCAGGTGGCTTTTATCGTAAGTCATGCAGTGTATGTGAGTATGAGGAGTCGCGCTATGACCCAACATGAACGCATAGACCATATCAACACGGTGAACTGGTTTAAGCATCACTACCCCGAGCTTGACGATGACTTCCATCATTTTGCTAATGAGCGGCGCTGTTCTCCCCAAGAAGGCGCTATGTTGAAACGTATGGGCGTTAAACGTGGTGTTGCGGATTTCTTTCTGGCATTGCCTAGGAATGGAAAGGCTGGGCTTTGGATTGAACTTAAGGTCGGCAAAAATAAACCAAGCAAAGAGCAACAGGCTTTCTTGGAGAGGAAAGCCCAGCGTGGTTACGAAGTGGTTTGCGTGTGGGGAACTGAGGCGGCACGGGAAGCTATTAAAGTCTATTTGAAAGATTATTGCCCAACTACTAATTAACTACCAATTTGTACTAAATTAGTAGTTGGGATGTTTCACGTAGAACTCTATTTTGGTAGATCTGGAAGTGGCATCCAATGGGTTATTAATTCATGAGGTATACAATATTTTCCTGTAAAGCTTCTCCAAAAACCTGTATCGGTTAAATGCGCGATATGAATAACCTTATCTACGTCTAGGCACAGCACGGCTTTACTCCAGTTGTATGGAGCTGCTTGATGGCCTATTTCTGGAAATATATCTTCAATACTTATCCATTCATGCGGATATGTCCTATTTCTTGTTTTTTTAAAATCCAGGCCTTCCATACTATCGAATATTTGTTGAGCGCATTTTTTGTTGTTTATTTCAGATACCATTGCATTATTCCTTGACAATAAATATATATTTATATAATTATACATACCTACATTTATATAGGTATATGCATGATTATTTCAATATTAAATCAAAAAGGTGGCACAGGTAAGACCACACTAGCCGTTAATATGGCTCGTGAATACACCAAACGCACCTTTAAAACATTACTGGTGGACTCTGACAGCCAAGGCTCTGCTCTGCGCTGGCATGAGGAATCAGGCGGTGATTTGATTGACCTCACCTGCTTGCCTGTGAACACCCTAGATAAAGATGTGGTTAAATTTAAAGACCGTTATGAGCGTATTATCATTGACGGTATCCCAAGAGTGTCACCGTTGACTGTATGCGCTATAAAGGCCGCTGATGTGGTTTTAATCCCTGTGCAACCATCCCCTTATGATATTTGGGCAACTGAAGACCTGGTGCGCTTAGTAAAAGAAAGAATTGAGATAACGGAAGGCAAGCTTAAAGCGGCCTTTGTAATCTGTAGAAGCATTAAAGGTACTGTATTAGGTATAGAAATTATTGTGCAACTTTGTGCGCTTGGACTTCCTGTATTTGGCGCACGCACTCATCAACGTCAAGAATATGCAAAGTCTGTTGCCGAGGGCCGCACTGTATGCGAAGGCAACACCGAAGCTATGAGGGAGATTGTGGCTATCACTAACGAACTAGAGGATTTTTATCATGGCACTAATTAAGTCAGGCGTCGAATTTGATAAAGAAGAAAATCATGAAAATTTAACGAAGAACATGGACGCTATGAAGCCGTATTTGCTTAATATACCGTCTGGGCTTTATAAGAAAGTGAAACGCAAAATGGTCGAAGACGAACGTAATTTACGTGATATTTTAATTGAGGCATTAAATAAATATATAGATGTATATTGATATATTTATATAGATATATTATTATTTTCGCGGGATGGAGGTGCAGGATAGTGCATGGCTCTCTTAGGTGCGGGAGGTGTGGAAATACACCGTTGATCGTGAGTGGCCGCCAATTCACCTACTTGGCTTTCCAGTGAGAGGCTGGATCATCCCACCAGTTTACGGCCGACGATACTGGAACATAGATGGGATATATGGCCAGACTGTACATGGGCGCCTAAATCAGAGGCATACGCTCATCTACCTGGTTCCGGGAAAATAGGCCACCAGTTTATGGCAATCGCGGTGTGGACAGTGACACGCATGACCCTTGCGAGCGGGGAGAAACCTTAGTGGGCGATTGACTCTTATAAAATCGAGAGTCTAGCCGGTGCAATTCCGGCCGATTGCTACCAAATTAAAGAGTAGTTAAATATAATGAAAGAAAAATTATATAAACCATGTGTTAAATGCAATGGCACAGGAAAAAGAAAGATTGCTAATGAAAAGCTTGCCACCCCTGATGTTAAGCGTTTACTAGCCATCATGAAAAGAAATAATTTAAACCAGTTAAGCTTAGCCAAAGTGTTGGAAATCTCACAGTCTACCATTAACGGGTGGCTGTACGAAAAATCAAATCCAACAGGTAAAGTTAAAAAGGTTTGGTTTACTATTTTGAAAATTAAAGGTTACAAATAATATTTATTTATAAGGATATTACATGTTAAAGAAAACAATTGCATTAATGGCATTATCTGGCTTTATAACGGCTTGCTCAAACGTACCAGCTGGTTATCGTGGTGTGATCGTAAGTTTATATGGTGATGAAAGAGGTGTTAATGAGAAGTCTGTTGGAGTTGGTCGGTTTTGGCTTGGTTTTTCTCGCGATATGTATTTATTCCCAGTATTTTTACAAAATTATAGCTGGAAAGAAGACCAGGCTATTACTATGCAAACAAGCGAAGGTTTATCTATTAAAACTGATGCTGGGATTACTTATAGCATTAGCCCTGATAACGTTGTTAAAGTTTTTACAAGATACCGGCTTGGTATAGATGAAATAACTAACACGTTCTTACACAACATGGTTCGCGATGCGATGAATGAAGTTTCAAGCACTATGACCGTCGAGCAAATATATGGCGCTCAAAAAGAGCAATTTATGGCACGTGTTAATGAAATCGTGAAAAAAGAAGCAACCACTAACGGCATTGATATTGATAAAATTTATTTAGTAGGCTCATTTGAGTTGCCGGAAACTGTTATTAACTCTATCAACTCAAAAATTCAAGCATCACAAAATGCAATGAAGGTTGAAAATGAAGTAGCAACCGCTAAAGCTGAAGCGTTAAAAACGGTTGTAAATGCAGAAGCGGAAGGTAAGCGTGTATTAATCAATGCTGAATCACAAGCTAAAGCAAACAAAATACTGGCTGAAAGCTTAACCCCTGAATTTGTGCATTACCAAGCTATCTTACGTTGGAACGGTGAGCTGCCAAAGATTACGGGCAGCTCTTCTCCACTTATTAAACTCGACAATTTAACAAAGTAAATAATCAAATGAACCCTAACGTTGAGAAAGTAGAAGTAAATCATATTATCCAACTGACCAATGAAAATCATAAAGGTTGGATAGCTTGTTTATTAGTTGTCAGTGAAGTTAGAGGCTGGGGAGTCTTGGCATACAACCAAATGCCCATGCAAGGCGCTGCCTACCTGCGCGTAGCCTATGAAGATTTTGAAATCGTTGGGCGCGCTGTCATGGTGCAGCCAGACTCAGAACAAGTTGAAAACGAATAACGGCCGACGATACTAAAACCGACAACGGTAATGCACCGGGCGATGGTTTGGAAAAATAGGCCGCCAAATTAAATAGGATTAAAGAATGAGTAAACCAGACAAAAATAAACATTTTGTAATGAAAGATAGCTGCCCCTACTGCGGACACAATTTTGATAGCGCTTCCATGCCTGGAGACGAAACAATAAGACCTGTGCCTGGCGACATTACATTATGCATTAAATGCGGAGAAGTCTCTCAATTTGGCGATGAAATGGAATTATCTCCTTTCAATGTTAGTCAGCTCAATTTAGAACAATTAAAAGACATTCGTCAAAAGCAATATTTAATAGCTGTATTTCACTGCAAAGAAGCAAATAGTCATTAAATAAAAGAGGAGTTGCAAGTGAGCCATACCAGAATGTTCACCCCACACGATAAACAAGAAATGCTAAAACGTAAAGATATAAAGATTGATGTTAAAGTGAAACCACCAATTGCGCAGGTAAAACCAAAATGAGCTTAATCAATGAAGTTTGTTCCCCACTTTCAACCCAAAAATTAGTTGCTTTGGGGCTTGTTCCAGCATCCAATTTTTATTGGGTTGAAACTATGAATGGTAGATATGATGTATGTTGCGGTGGATTTGAAGATGATCCAAGAAGTAAATTAAAGACTTTCTCATTTGGTGAGCTATTTTTCTATTATTTAGCCATAGCAAAACTTGGTAACAGAATAGATGCGATAGTTGGCGGTACAAACCAAAAAGACCTTTGCGAAGATATCGCGGTAAGCATTATTGAATTTTTAGAAAAAAGGAAAGCAGAGCAAAATGTTTAAGAAAATCACTATGGCACTATCTTTGGTGTCAATGCCAGTATTTGCTGGCGAAATCACACATGCAAATTTCGTGCCAAGTTCCAAAACCATGTCGTCAGAATATGCCGTTGCCAGCTCTTCTAAAGGGCCTGAGAATGGTTTCGCGCGTCGAGAAATTAAAGTTAGCTCAGGGCATAGAGTGTCGATGACTAATCCAACTGATAGACGTGTTGGCTTTCATTATATTTATACTTTGTGCGTTGATAAAAGTGGATGTATTGATAGGAAGTTTGATCAATGGGTAGAGCCTCATACTAACTTTCAAGATGCAGGTACATTAGAAGGTCATGTTGCATTTGCTTATAACGGTGAATACACGGCTTACGCTAAAACCCAAATTACTTGTGACATTCCACAATATGCTGATGAATATACTGCGTACAATCGGATTATTGTTGTTAATGATAGATAAACTTAAAGTATTGCAATATTAGGAAGGCTTAATGAACAAAGACCGTCAACTATTAAGATGTCCTTTTTGCAACGGTGAAGCGTCTTTATTTAAACGGTCTATGGCTGATTATGTAGAATGCCTTGAATGCGGCGCTTCTACGGATGAAAGATTTGGCTTTCGTGAAGCAATGGAACTATGGAACACGCGATTTTAAATTTAAAGGAAGAATAAATTTGTTTTATAAAGACATTGAAATCCCAGAAGGTAGTGTTGATTTAGCTAAAGCGGCTTATTTATTGAGTCATTCTGCAAGTTATGCGCGTTGGTTAGTTAAACATAAACGTCTACCTGCTATTAAAATGGGTAGAAAGTGGGTGGTTAAATTATCGGATATTGAAGAATATAAATTGAATAGAACAAGGTAAGTTTTAACTCTAAATTATCAAGGAAGATGCTTAGCTTGTAAATGAGGGAAATGCTTTTTTACAACCTTTAATTGTTTATTGTCTTTTTTAATACATTCAATTTTGGTTGGTGAATAAAGCTCATTATTTTGAATGACATTTTTTAAATATTCCATGTCTTCTAAATCATAAAAATTTTGTGATTCGCGTTTTGGAATATAACCTTTAAAGTGTTGTTTAACGATAGTGTGGTAAAACAAATTCCTAGATTTTTCACTTCCTAGTAAATAGCTTTCATGGATTTTTCGTTTAGAAATATAACCTTCATTCCCTATTACAGAATATTTTATTATAAATAGGGGATGTCCATTTGATATGGAAAGTAAATATTCTGTTTCATGAACATCAAAAATAAAACGCTCTTTGTTAGAGGCTATATCTTTCAATTTTCGATTAGGGTCAAGTAATTCAATCTTACATGACCTGCAATAACGTGAAACAATATCATTCTTTGTTCCACAACCTGGGCAATCTTTCCATTCAAACCAGTGGTCACAGCGCTTATCGTCTTTATTTCCTATACATCTACGAGCTGTCAGGGCATTCATTGCATTGCAGTTAAAACATTCAATACAATATTCTGGATCTTCTGGGTTTTTTGGTTTAATGGCTTCATTGATGATCGGGTTATCAATATCACCGTGTCGCTCAAGATTCCCTGCATAATCTAGGATTAAACAATCTGTTTTGCCATCGGCTAGCCGTAATCCACGACCTAAGCACTGCATATACAATACAAGCGATTCTGTGGGCCGTACAAAGACGATAGTATCAAAGGTAGGCACATCCACCCCTGTACACAATACATTAACGTTAACCAAGTATTTGATGATCCCGGCACGTGCCTGCGTAATATAGTGTTCTCGTACTTTATCTGGCGTTTCACCAGTAATAATCGCGGTTTCTTCAGGTGGTAGCCATTCGGCGCATTCATGGCAATGTTTAATGCTGGATGCAAAGATAAAGGCACCCTTACGATTTTTAACAATTTCTGTCACTTCAGCCATGATCTTAGCTGTCAGGCGAGGTTGTTTTTGCAGAGCATCTTCTAATTCGACCGAGTTAAATTTACCCATTGCATTGATCTTCAGTTCATGAAAATCATATTGAAGTGTCTTTTCACAATAACCCCAGGTGGGCGGCGTTAAATAGGCATTTTCGATTAACCATTCAGCCGTGATAGAACAAACTTCTTCTTTGAAAAACAGATCTTCGCCCACAATAGTATGGCCTTTGCCACGATAGGGTGTACCTGTTAATCCTACAAAACGCAGTTTATGGCCGAGCGTTTGTGCGTATATGGAATAGTGATTAAATATCCGCATATAAGTTGTGTCTTTTTCATGCACATTAATATTATGGCATTCATCCACAATGATTAAATTAAATGGGATTTTTGAAAGTTTGCCATTGGTCTTGATGCTGCCAAGCACAGACATGGGGGATGCAAAAATAACAGGATCACCTGTTTCTTTCATGCCCAGGGATGCGCAATAAATGCCTGCCTTTCCGCCTTGGTTAACATAGGTTTCTGCATTCTGGCGAATAAGCGTGCTATTCATTGTGAGACACAAAGCGCGCCATCCGGCACGTTCTATAGTTTGCAGCAGGCTAGCTATAACCAAAGATTTACCAGCGCCCACACTGGCATTTACCAATAAGGGATAATCAGTTTCTTTTAATCTTACCCGTAGCTTGTCTAATACTTCCTGTTGGTATGGGCGCAGTTGCTTCATTGAAAAATTAATCCTTAGTTTGCGCTAGCATTAACATGAATAAATAAGTCCATTTTGACCAACCACACCAGCCAACAAGATAGGTTGCTCCAATGACTAGAACGGAAAAATAAATGTATTTCATCTAAAATTCACCGGTCTCATCTCACCCAAATTACGCTTAATCCCATCCAAAATCTTTTGATATGAATCAGCAACAATGTGCATTATCTCTGTGGCGCTTACCTGGTGATGACCGTCTTGTAGGTATTTATCAATATTTTTGATGGATAAATTAATCATGTTGAATATAGAAATCTCCATGAAGTCATGGATGCCGCCGCGTTGGGCGTGATCAAATTTTGCCAAGAAATCTTTTAGGAATTGATGGGCGTCTAATATTTGATCTTGTGGGGTGATTTCTGTTTGTCCGTTTGGTTTGGTTAACTCATTCATGGGTTTTCCTTTAACTTTATTTCACCAGATTTAAGTTTTCTTTCAAATTCGTGAATTTCTTCTGCTTTAAAAAGAATATCGTCTTTTGTTATTTTCCTCATTCCCCGTCCTGGAATAGGAATGTAAGCATATCCTTTAGTGAAAATATCATCGATAGCCCAAGTTGGTATGCACATCATTCCATCGGGTGGGTGAAAATTATCTGTTTTTTTAGCCATTAGTATTCCTCAATCTCTTCACGAACCGACAAACGAATAAGTTTTATTTTTTTGCCACTTTCTTCACCAATCATTTTTGCCAGTGGTTTTATATTTTCCATGCGTTTTTTATCGGCACAGACAAAAGGCATGAAAGTTAAGATATTGTCTATTACAACTGTTTGGCCAATAATGCCTTCACCATCTTTATCAGAGGAAACAAAAACAAATACTTCATCAATTCTGGGTAACTCGTTGGGGTTGTTTAGATATACTTTACTCATTTGGCGATTCCATTAACTGGTTTTCTAAAAGGTAAATCAACATTTTTGCTCTCGCATCGGCTTCTGTTTTTGCCACAAAACCAATCTCTAAAGGATCATAGACACACTCCCAATGATCTTTAAAACTTTTGTAACTTTGCACCATTACAAATGAGATTTCTCCTAATTCGGCTACTGTGAATGCTGAGCAAATGTAAGGCTCTAAAAGCTGATTTTCATCTAATGGCATCAAAGATAATCTTGGTATGAGACTTTCTTTTGCCCAAATAAAATAGCTTTCCTGCTTAACCCCAAGCTCTTTTAATCGCTTGGATAATTCCATAGAACAAACTTGATCTTCTAATTTCATTTTGCACCCACTATCTCTTTAATCATTTCATAACGCTTACGAGCATTGTATTCATTGGTGAAATGTTCTATCCATTCATGTTTTTCTTTGCCTTTTATATGTATCGCATAACTATTGGCACTATTTACCTTAATAAAAATGTATTCAATATTTGCAATATTTACGAGAACGTCATTTTCCAGGGCTGTTATGGTTTCTAAAAAATTCATTCCATTATCCTTAATGCATAGTTTTTGATATTTTTTCTAACAACGATATAGTGTCATGAAGCATTTTTTCTGTATGATTAACTAGCTCATCTTTATGTTTGTTGTTTTTATTCATTCCGCCAAGTATTGTGATTACTGTTCCTAATAAAACAGTGATCGGTGTTAATATATTTTCTTGCGGATTTTCTTTAAAAAAGTTATCTATGTTTTTTAAAAATACTTCTCGTAATTTGGTGGCTCTAATTTTCAGACTTTTATTCATTTATGACAAACCTTATTCCCTTGATTAAAAAATCGCGCTTATTAGGCGCGACCTTATTATGTAAGTTATTTCTTCTTTTTTTTGCCGATAATTGAATTTAAGATGGCTGTGCTAATTATTTTGCTAAAAATATCTGTGGATTCGTCATCATCTTTATCATCGGACTCTTGTTTAAAAAATGGATGATTTTCGCTTGTTTCTTTATCCCATCCATTTTGTTTTGCTGATTCGGTGTGGAATATTTCATTTTGTAAACCATGGCCACCACACATTGAATTTTTCACAATGTCCTTCAAAGGCATGGCAACACTAACTAAAGCCGCACATCTATGAAAAGCCATATAACGATAAAATATATCGCCATTTTTATCTTTTAATAAAGCAATATCATCTTGCATAGCATCAATTAATTGTTCCATTCCTTCTGCGATTGTGTTTAAAAATTTATTATCTATTACTAAGTTTTTCATTACTCATTTCCTATTTATTTATGGCACACCTTGTTAAATTTACACATTTTGCACTGATACCAAAGCGGTGAGCCATTTATTTTTGGTGGTGCAACATGTGCATTTGAAATCA